ACTGTTTTCACACGGAAAAATCTCTAATCCACCGGGGCTTTAGAAGCCAGCGACGGTATACTGGTAGAACCACATTTTAAGATTTAGGAGAGATTTTTACTTGTCTATTTTGACAAAGGAGGGCTACATTGCTGACCCTTACAGAAGTTTCATCGCTGTTTCTCGTTACAGCAGATGGATTGAAAAGGAAAACCGACGAGAGACCTGGGAAGAGACCGTAGACCGCTATGTAGGCTTTATGCGCAAGCATATGGACACTAACTACCCCGGCGTTCTGGACGACAAGGTTTGGACAGAGATTCGCTCTGCAATCGTGAACCACGAAGTCATGCCGTCGATGCGCGGCCTGATGACGGCTGGCCCTGCCCTAGAGCGTGAGAATCTAGCACAGTTCAACTGTTCATTTATTGCTATTGACGACGTACGAGCCTTTGATGAGGCTTTGTACATTCTTATGAACGGTGTCGGGCTAGGATTCTCGGCAGAGCAGAAGTATGTAAGCAATCTGCCGGTAGTGAATGAGCACTTTGAGCACACCAAGTCCACAATTACAGTGGCAGACTCCAAGGCCGGATGGGCACGAGGGTTCCGTGAGTTGCTAGCCATGCTTTATGCAGGCCAGATTCCAGTAATCGACATATCTAACGTACGCCCAGCAGGAGCACGACTAAAGACATTCGGTGGCAGGGCCAGCGGTCCTCAGCCACTAGTTGACCTATTTGACTTCACCATTGGTATCTTCAAGCGAGCAGCCGGTAGGAAGTTAACACCTATTGAGTGTCACGACATTATGTGCAAGGTCGGAGAAGTAGTAGTAGTCGGCGGGGTACGTCGTTCAGCACTAATCTCCCTATCAGACCTTAACGACTACGAAATGTCCAAGGCTAAGTCTGGTGCATGGTGGGAGGTCCAGGGTCACAGGGCTCTGGCAAACAACTCTGCTGTTTACTACAAGAAGCCTTCGGTTGGAGAATTCCTTAACGAGTGGAGCAGTCTAGTAGAGTCCAAGTCCGGCGAGCGCGGCATTATCAACATGGACGGCTTCCACAAGTCACCATACGCACCAAGGCGTGACATGTCACGTATCCAGGGTCTAAATCCTTGTGCAGAGATTCTGTTAAGGTCTAAGCAGTTGTGTAATCTGACCGAGGTTGTAGTTAGGGCCGATGACACTCTGCGGGACTTGCAGAAGAAGGTATTCATTGCAACTGTTCTTGGTACCATTCAGTCCAGCCTTACAGACTTCAAGTACTTGCGTAAGATTTGGAGAACTAACTGCGAGGAAGAACGTCTATTGGGAGTTTCCCTTACCGGACAGTTTGGTCACACCACCCTAAACGGTTCCGAGGGGCTGGATAAGTTGACTGAATGGCTCGACGCTATGCGTGGACAGGCCATTAGGACCAACGAGGTATTCGCTGGTGGTATGGGCATTAACGTTTCTACGGCCATCACCACAGCCAAGCCGAGCGGTACGGTAAGCCAGTTGACTGAGTCATCATCTGGTATGCATCCATGGCACAACGACTTCTACCTAAGGCGTGTACGTGCAGACAACAAGGACCCGTTGACTCAGTTTATGACAGATGCGGGTATTCCAGCAGAGCCAGATGTTACTAAGCCAGACACTACAACAGTGTTCACCTTCCCTCAGAAGGCACCGCAAGGCGCGGTAACGCGTAAGGACATTACGGCAATCGAGCACCTAGAGATTTGGAAGGTCTACAAGAAGCATTGGACCGAGCACAACCCATCCATTACTGTTTCAGTTAAGGAAGAAGAGTGGATTGAGGTAGCCAACTGGGTTTATGACAACTGGGACGACGTTGGAGGAATCTCCTTCCTTCCATATTCCGACCACACCTACCGTCAGGCTCCGTACGAGGATTGCGACGAGACGACCTACAGGCAGTTTGAGGCAGACGTGCCAAAGAACATCGACTGGTCGCTGCTAAGCGTCTACGAGACCGAGGACACAACCACCGGCAGCCAGACGCTAAATTGCACGGCAGGTAACTGCGAGATTGTAGATATCAGCAGCCACGCCTAATCGGTAAGACCCCTCCACTACTCCGGAGGGGTCTTACTATTTTGACAAATAGAAGTTCCCGAGAGACAATAGTTATTAAAGGAGGTGATTCAAATTACTGAGGAAATTGATTACAACATCGACCCGGAGTTGGTAGACGACCGTGAGACCCACGATGAGGACGTAGAGCCTATTGAACTACCAGACTACGACCACAGCCAGTTTGAATTGCCAGACGATTTCGAATATACGGAAGAGGACGGTGATGAAGATGGTAGCGATTAGTAAGCACATTGGCTTGGTCTCCCATCTTCGTCATTGGGGCTTGAAGGTTCAGGAGAAGGAAGGTTGGCGTCATCGAGGCCGTCCATACAACTTCTATCCCAAGGCCATTATTGCCCACCACACAGCATCCGGCAAGGATTCTGGTAACTTCGCTTCTGAAAGTATTGTTACGTTTGGCCGTTCAGACCTACCCGGCCCTCTGTGCCAGTTCCTACTGGGACGCGACGGTACGGTTAAGTTAATTGCAGCCGGTTACGCAAACCATGCCGGTTACGGTGGTCCAAGGGCAGGGATTCCAGAAAACATGGGAAACACTTATTCCTATGGCATCGAGGCCGAAAACAACGGTATCGGTGAGCCTTGGACCCAAGCACAACTTAATGCATACTATCGACTGTGTGCTGCCCTGTTGGTATGGATGGGAACCAAGGACGTTAGCAAGGTCTTTGCCCACAAGGAGTGGGCGCCCGGCCGCAAGATTGACCCAGCCGGTATTGACATGGCACGCTTCCGCGAGCAGGTTCGCAAGGCTCTGAACGAGGGAGATTCCGTAGAAACGGTCAGACTATCTAGGCTAAAGCCGGGTAGGCGAAATGGTGACGTACGCAAGGTTAAGCGTAGGTTGAAGCGTAGAGGTTTTTATGACAATAAGGACTTCAATAACTACTTCGGAAAGAGTCTGCTTACGGCATACGCCAAGTGGCAGAAGCATCTGGGCTATGACGGAAATGATGCCAATGGTATTCCTGGCAAGGAATCCCTAAACAAGTTGGGATTCAGAGTCAAGCCGTGATACAATTAAGGAGCAATGCCGAGTCAGGGTTGGACTAATGTCGCCCTCGGTTGAGCGCCCAAAATGGGTAGGTTACTCCGTTCGTTGTGGTAAACGAATTTCGTATCCCAACCTTAGGATGATGCAGTTACCCGCAAACCCCCTCTTCGGAGGGGGTTTTGTGGTATTTGCGTCAAGGTAAAGCGGGCGGTATAATCCAAACATAATGACAGCAGTTCTAGAGGCGGTTCGTGATAAGCCAGTGGCCCTATTTCCGATGGGTGATGAAGCCCCATTTCAGGATTATTCTGGCTACTCTGCTTTAGGAGCCATGAGCGCCGGTACGGTACGAAATGGAGTAAGCCTAATGTCAGGTGCCATCAACTCTTCCGTATTCAGCAATACAAATATTGGTAGTTTTGCCAGTCCTGTGTTCAAGCAAGGCAACGAGTCCAAGCCATTCTCCCTAGAGGCATGGGCCTACGTCAGTGCTGCTGGGGACATTCAGATTCTCTCTAATGAAAATGTGTTCGATGGACTAACGGCAAATGGCTCTAAGGTTGCCTTTTCCACTATCTATACCGCTACCGGCGAATGCCGTGCTGAGTATGACCTACAAGTACCCCGCCGAGTTCACCTAGTCGGTGTCTACACAGCCAATAAGAACATGCTGTTTGTGGATGGCCTTTTGGTTGCAGAAACAGAAATTACCGAAGAGCAGAAGGCAGACACCTTCATTGCTCCCGGTGGCACCTTGTATTGCGGCGAAGGCGCTGGATTTGTTGCAGTCAATGGCCTAGGAATTTATGCCAATTCTTTGTCTTTCGCTCAGGTAACCAGACACTATGTTATGGGAAACACTCATATTCCACGAGACTCTGTGGCTGGCTCCTACGGCGGTGTAAGGATTCTTCTTTTCCAGAACGAGGCAGATATCTTTCTAGAGCAGGCCTGGTACACAGATTTTGATTGGGCTACCGGGTACCTGTCGGGGGTAGTGGTTGAGGATAGCCAACTGAAGCCGAGGCTAGAGGCCGGTATTAGTATGCCGGGGCAATGGTTCGGAGTATTTCCACTAGACGCTACAGACGCTACTAGCGTCTATGGAGTAAGTATGTCGTGGACAGGCGAAGGCGCTACGGTTGCAGCCTCGCTGGACGGTACGACGTGGGAGGTTGCCCAAAGAGGTAGCAATCTGGCACTGATTCCCCCAGGCTTTAATCCAGCGAACAAGGAACTGCAGATTAGAGTGGACTTTGCTGGCGGGGTTGAAGACGACCCCTCCTACATAGACACCCTAAGTGTGGTGGGATTTGAGTCGGGAGATATCCCTTCTATTGATAGCAGAACTATTTCTACCACCGGATTCGTGATGAATGATTATGAACCCGCAGAGTTGAGAGATGATTGGGGCACCAAACTTCCTTCCGGTGAGACTATTACTGTAACCCCCAGCCTTTCACCAAGCGCGGTATCCCCAAAGACTATTGAGGTCTGGGCCAAGGGAACATTCTCTACTAATGTCGTGGCAACAACCACCCGCTCAAACGGCGGTACGGCATACAATCCCATCCTAGGCGATTGGCAGATGAGGTCCCTAGTTGTACCAGCCGGACATACCGGAGACATTGTTATCACTAGCACCAGCAACGACACCATTATTGGTCAGATTGCTGTTTACGAAGACGAAAAGACCAACGACGAGATTTCAGATATCTATGGAGCATACGTAGGCCTGCCCCGAGCAACTGTGAATAGTTCATCTACCGTTGGAATCACAGTTTCGGACGAAGAACCGGCACTTTATGACTACGAGTGGTCGATTAGTGCCTCAGGATAGCCGATTTAGTACACGGCCATGACACTATTTGCTATAAGAACCGTTTAATGTTACTCTGTCCTTATTATGAATTTTGATTCCAAGGGCAAGAGAGTTATTGAAGAAGTACCATACGGCACCTATGTTTGGCGTATGAGGGATGGTACTTATCTGGTAGATGAGGAATATCGTCATCTTTCTATTTTTTGTATCAAGGGCGACCTTCGCGCCATCAAGGCTTTGAAGGATGAAGCCGCTAACCTGGGTTTCGCTGACGGTTATCCCGAGTGGAATTCTGGCGCACGCAAGGTATCCGACGAAGAGTATGAAGAGCAAGGGGAACGCCAGAGGTCAGGCCTAGTAGCAGACCCACTAGATTTTGGTGCCATGACAGACCACATTAAGGCGACCCGAAATGACTGAGCGCAAGGTTAGAGCAGTTGAGGACTTTATGGATAGACTGCCAGAGATTGACCACGTCGGGGTACTAAAGGCGGGTAACGTCAATTCACCTGAGTCAGACCCATTTATGCGTACCGGCGCTGAGGTTAAGGCCTTGGGCGGTACTGATGCCGTATTCAAGCGTCGTGTCTCCAACCAGATTTCTAAGTTCCATAGAGGAACAGACGGTGCCGAGTCTAAGAAACTAGAGACTAACATCGTTACCGGATACAACGCATTCGATGTGATTTCCCCTCCTTACAACCTAGACTATCTAGCCAAGTTGTATGAGGTATCCAGCCCGCACAAGGCGTCGGTAGATGCGAAGATTGCCAATATTGTTGGTCTAGGTTATACCTTTATTGAGACTCCCAAGACCAAGCGTGCTCTGGAAAGACTACAAGATGGTAAGGATACTAAGAAGAAGGTAAAGAATGCTCGCAGACGACTGGACGAGGCTAAGGAACAGTTGCTTGAACTTCTGGACAACTTTAATGAAGAAGATACCTTTTCTGAAACCCTAGAGAAGGTCTGGAAGGACTATGAGACCATGGGTAACGGCTATCTAGAGATTGGCCGTAAGAAGAATGGTCAGGTTGGCTACGTTGGACATATTCCCGCTGGCACCTTGCGTATTCGTAAGCAGCGAGACGGTTTCGTTCAAATCATCTCTAACAAGGCAGTTTTCTTCCGAAACTTCGGAGACAAGAAGACACCGAACCCGCTGGGTGGAGACTCAAGGCCCAATGAGGTTATCCACATTAAGAACTACAGCCCAACCCACACCTTTTATGGCGTGCCCGACATTATTGCGGCCCAGACTGCCCTGGCGGGTAACGAGTTTGCGGCCCGATTCAACCTTGACTACTTTGAGAACAAGGCTGTTCCACGCCATGTCATTATTCTAAAGGGTGCCAAGTTGGGTGCCAGCGCCGAGACGGCATTGCTACAGTTCTTTGAAACGGGACTAAAGGGTCAGAATCACCGCACCCTGTACATTCCGCTACCGGGCGATTCTGCAGAAGAGAAGGTGGACCTAAAGATTGAGCCCGTCGAGGCCGGTACGCAGGATTCCTCATTCAACAACTATAAGAAGCAAAACCTAAACGAAATCCTAATGGCCCACCGAGTACCTATCTCCAAGATTGGTCTAGCAGAGGGTGTCAGCCTAGCAGTTGCACGCGATGCGGATAAGACATTCAAGGAACAGGTTTGTGGTCCACGCCAGAAGATGTTCGAAAAGAAGTTGAATCGAATCACCAAGGAACTAACTGACGCCTTCCTATTGAAGTTGGTAGAGATGACTCTAACCGATGAGGACACTCAATCAAAGATTGACGAGCGTCGTCGTAAGACTGGTGTGGAGACTGCTAATGAGCAGCGCCTAAAGCGTGGAGAGCCTGCTATTGAAGGTGGAGACGAACTATTTGACATGAACGCAAAGGGTCAGGCATCTACCGCAAGGGCTGAGGCTACCACAAATAGAGAGCGCGATGCGCAGCGTAGTGCCGGTGCCACCGATTCCGCAGGGGAGGGTAGAAGCCCTCAGGGCGAGGGTAGAACTACTCCGTAATGATGGAGAGAGGCCAGGAGAGATTGGCTGAGGCAATGTTAAGGCCAATCAATCCTGCTGCCATTATTCTGTTGGGAGTCTTCACTCTAATCTGGGGGCTCTGGGTAGGTAATCCCTTTTGGGAAGTATTTCCTACTGCCAAGATGTTTTCATTTATGAGCCTTGCTCCCGAGGCGGTATGGGGAGTAATGGCACTCTCTGCCGGAACAATCATTTCACATGGTGCAATCACCCGTAAGCCAGGAGCCTTGATTCTTGGGGCACAAACCGGAGGCTTCTTCTGGCTACTGGTTTCTCTTATGTATTTTGTCGGAGACTGGATGAACACCGGAGGAATCATGACACTCCTTCTATCCGTCTACTCCATGTTTATCTACTTGAACTTGAAGGTAAACATCAAGCATGTAGAGCGTAAAGAAGACCTATTCGCATAGGTTTACAAGAATGCATGCTCTAAATTTTGCATTAGGAAAACAGTTAAGATATTATTTAATCATGAGCGAGATTGTCAAGAGCCAGTGGCAGACTGACGGCAATTCAATGCGTCTTTCAATGCCCCTAGCGAAGGTGGATAAGGAGAACCGTTTGGTTTCCGGATTCGCCACGCTAGACAACGTAGATTCTCAGGGTGACATTGTTACCTCTGACGCATCTATTAAGGCTTTCTCTCGCGCTCGCGGTAACCTACGAGAAATGCACCAGCCTATTGCTGTTGGCAAGATTGTGGATTTCCGTGAGGACGAGTGGTACGACACAAACGAAAACAAGTTTTATCGCGGCATTTTCGTCACGGCTTACGTCTCCAAGGGTGCCGAGGCAACTTGGGAGAAGGTTCTAGATGGAACGCTTACGGGATTCTCCATTGGCGGCAACATTCTAGAGCAGGACAACGAATTTGACACCGAGATTGGCAAGTCAGTCCGTTTCATCAAGGACTACGAACTAATTGAACTATCTTTGGTCGACAACCCAGCAAATCAGTTGGCAAATGTTTTCAGTATTACCAAGGCTTCCAACGGCTCTGTCACAGTTAAGGGAATGGCAGTGGAGACTGAAATCGAGAATGTTTTCTGGTGCGGAAAGGACGAGCGTGTTCAGGCTGCTAAGACAGATGAACTAGCATGCGGAATTTGCGGTACCGATATGGAAACTATTGGCTGGTTTGAAGAGGGAAGCGACCGTGCGGAGAAGGTGAGAAACGTTGTCACTAAGTTCCTTGGCCTAAACCGCGAAACCGCAGAAGGCGAAGGAGGTGTAGTAGAAGTGAGCGACAATGTAGAAAAGAGCGAGACTCCCGCTGAGGAAACTCAGACCGAGGAAACTCCGGACGCGGACCTGGCGCAGGTACCAGATGTTACCCCAGAGCCAGAGGACCGTCCAGAGGCAGAGCCGGTAGCAGAGGTTGATGAAGAGGTCGAGGCAACAGTAGATGCCGAGGAAACAGACGTTAATCCTGATGAGGTTCCAGACGAAGGAGAAGAAATCGCAAAGAAGATTGACGCATTGCACGAGGCAGTTAATACCTCTCTAGAGGCAACTCGTAACGAGACGACCGAGAAGGTCAGCGCACTAGAGAAGCAGATTGCAGACGTAGCAGAGTCATTCACGCAGAAGGCTTCCGAACTTGAAAGCAAGTTTAACGAGTTCGGTGAAAAGTTGGAGGCTGCGAAGAGCAGGTTTGCAGAGTTGGAAAAGGCTCTAGAAATCGTTAACTCTTCGGGGGCCGTCAAGAAGTCTGGTGAGGATTCACCAGAACCAGTACAGAAGTCAGCATCAGTATGGAACGGCGCTTTCTCAGTTGATACCCTAGTGAGGTAACTCTGTACTAACCATTGTAAAACAAAATTCTTAATGAAAAGGTAGGTGAAAAATAAAATGAGTAACGAATTGCTAGAGAAGGTCATTACGACCAGCACCATCGGTACGCCTCCGTCAGGTGGCGGTTTGCTAAGCCCAGAGCAGAGCACCCGTTTCATCGACTATATGTTTGATGAGACTGTACTTGGTGGTCAGGTACGTACTATCCGTATGCGTGCTAACGAGATTGAGGTTGACCGTATTGCAGTCGGTGAGCGTCTTGTACGTCTTGCTACTGAGGCTGTGGACGACCACGTTAACGCAGGTGTAACGTTCTCCAAGATTTCCATGACGACCAAGAAGTTGCGTCTTGACTGGGAACTATCAAGCGAATCCCTAGAGGACAACCTAGAGGGAGAGGCTTTGGAGGACCACATCGCTCGCCTGATGGCAGCACAGGCCGCTAATGACATTGAGGATTTGGCTATTAATGGTGACACTGCCCTAACCGGCGACCCACTATTGAAGTCATTCGATGGTTGGAGGAAGCGCCTGTTGGCTGGTGCAAACGTTGTAGACGCTGCTGGTGCAGAAATTGACCGTGGTGTTCTAAACCGTGCACTTAAGGCTATGCCGCGTAAGTTCATGCAGCAGCGTCGTGGTTTGAAGTTCTTCGTCGGTTCTCCGCTAGTTCAGGACTGGCTATTCAGCGTACAGTTGACTAGTGCAGACTTCGTAACTGACCGTGCGTCAGCAACCGATGGACTACGTAGCACCGTTCGCTCTGAGGGCAATGCAGGCTTCAACGCAGGTGCACCATTCGGTGTTCCGTTGCAGGAGGTTAACCTGTTCCCAGAGTACGACGTGGATACTGTTACCGCAGGCACACAGGCCGGTGGCGACATTTGGCTAACTGACCCTAAGAATCTTCTATGGGGTGTTAAGCGTGAGATTCAGGTCTTCCGCGAGTTCAAGCCAAAGAAGGACACAATTGAGTACACCATGTTCACACGTGTTGGCACTCAGGTCGAGAACCCAGCAGCAGCAGTTGTTGTGCAGAATGTTGCATACGCTGTCTGATAACGGACTAAGACTAAGTAGCACGGCCCCCTCTTCGGAGGGGGTCGTTCTGCTTTTTGACAAATTCTATGATACACTATAACCAACATGACAAGGAGGACATTAATTTAATGTCAGAAACAAAGATTCCCGAGAAGTTTGAAGACTTCAAGGTTGGCGAATTGCGTACCATTGCTGAGGACGAATTCGCAGTAGAGGTAGGTGAGAAGGCTACCAAGGCAGAGATTTTGGCTGCAATGCTAGAGAGCGGCGTAACGTTTGACCAGTATCTAGACCTTCACCCAAAGTTGAGGGCAGTTGCCGAAGAGAAGCCACAGGTTGTTGAGGCTGAGGAAACAGCCGACCCTGGCGTTGTTACTTCTGCTCAGATGCAGGAAAAGCCGGTAGAGGAAGAAGTAAGAATCGTTGTAAAGGAGGAAACCCCTTTGCACACCAGAGAAGAGTGGTTGATTAAGATGGACCGCGCAAACCCACTATATGAGGTTCGTGGACACCGCTTCACCCAGGAAAACCCATATGCATTGGTCAGCCCGGTAGATGCAGAATATCTACTAACTCAGTTGGACGGATTCCGTCAGGCAACCCCAAACGAGTTGCAAGAGTACTACGGCTAATTTTGGTTAAGAATAAAACTTCTGGTATACTGAATCCATGACAACACTGCGTCAAAGTTTCAAGTGGCCCCAGGGCGAGGACTTGAAAATCCAATTGGTTTACAAGGAGGGTGACAGCGCGACCAAGGCCGCTGCTGTTTCTCTTGGTAGTGGTTATGCGGTAAGGATGGACCTTGTGGTCCCGCGAACTACCGTTCCCCTACATTCCATAAATTCCGATACTGACGCAGAGGCGGTACTAACTAGCGGTTCGCCAAATATCTCTATTCACTTACCAAGGTCTTTGACGTTGCCGGGTGGCGTGTTGCATTCTAAGATGACTGCCACGCCCCCGGTTAACTCATTTGCCTACGAACTCTTTCTTCGTAACAAGATTACCGATACGCAGATTAAGATTTTGATGGGCACTATTACTGTAGAGGCGAGTACGACACTATGGCTGTGAGTATAGTAGAGGTTCTTCAGCCCCAGACATTGCTTGAAGAAACACCAGTTACCGAATACGTGGTCGAAATCATTCGCTCCGCGCCGGTACCTATTGAGACAATCAATCACGTAAACACCTTAGAAGTTGTACGAGAGGCCGGTACGCTAATTAATATTGGCGCAGGCCCAGAACTACCTACCAACCCTTATGAGGGTCAGATTTGGATTAAGACATGAATGACGAAGCCACAATCACAACAGTAACCGAGTCTACCGTTCTAGAGAAGTTCGACGGCGAGCCGGTACCCGAAAATCTCATTGAGCGAATTTATATCGAAAACGGAGAGGTTGTCAAGGTGGAAACCTTGGGCGACGAAAAGGCAAAGGAGGTATAAATTATGGCATTGACAGACGCAGGTAGAAACCACTTGGTACAGGCTGGCATTGGCGCAGCGGTTACCCCGTTCAACAACGCTAGCACATATCTAGGCGTGGGTGATTCCTCTACCGCTTTTGCTGCTTCTCAGACCGACCTACTGGCTGGGGCTAACAAGTTGCGTAAGGCTATGGATGCAACTTACCCTTCCGGCCCGGCCAACGTTATTACGTTTAGAGCAACGTTTGGCACAGGAGACGCTAACTGGGCTTGGAACGAATGGGGAGTATTCAACGCAGCCTCAGGCGGTACTATGCTTAACCGCAAGGTTGAGTCTCTAGGAACCAAGACTAGCAGCCAGACATGGCAGTTCACAACGACTTTGACTTTTGCATCCTCATAGTAGTATAATGAGGTATCTCTTAGTTGAGGTAGGAGTTAATACCTAACCGCCCCACGAGAGTTGATTGGCTTATGGCTGATTGGCTCTCGTGGGGCTTTTACATTAAAGGAAACCATGGCTGTAGTAACCAAGACATTTACATTTGTGTCCGGCACCGAAGGGTATGTCGGCGTTCCAGCGACCGCCAACATCTCCATGGTTCACGATACCTCAGTGGGAAACCCTCCCGGTTCACTCCGCGCCGGTACTGGAAACAAGAATATTGCTGCCGCAGAAAGTTACTGGGAATATTCTGGCACCTGGGAAAGCCTTGGTGTTCCTGCAGGAGGCACCGTTACCTCTGTAAGGCTAATGGGAGCCTCTACCAGATGTTCTACACGAACCAGCCATGCCAACAGCACCTTCCTGGGACCCTATAGAATTCACGCCGAGGGCGGTAGCCAAATTGGTGTGTTGTGGCCCGGAAGAAATGCTACCTCTCAGGAAACAGGATGGACCAATACCCCCGCGCAAGCACCAGTAGCAATTCCATCAAATAGTCAGCCATCAAACGCCACAGTGCTTATCAGATTGGCTGACACAATTGGAACCTCTTCTGGTGGTGGTTCAGCCAACGTACAAATGCACGACGACCAAGTTTCTTTGGAAATTACTTACACTGAGCCTCCCAGTGAAATACCTATCAGTGCATCGGACAGTGTCACAATCTCTGTTGTCGAAACAGCAGGAAATGCGGCAACCGTTATTGCAGCAGATATCAGTTCTCTTGAGGTAGTGGATTCAGGCACTATTGCCAATTCGTCCGCAGCCAACGATACCCCCGGCATCGGTGTTAGTGAATCTGAAAATGTTGTGGTTATCCTAAACACCACCGATGCTCTTACTATGTCGGTAGCCGAGTCTGAGGTAATCTTCTCTGCCCTAGTATCATCCGATACCGCTGGATTGGTAGCCTCTGACTCATCATCAGGATTTATTGCTTCTACGGCTGCCGACTCTACTAGCCTGTCAGTATTGGATATCTCAAATGTCGCCAGCGAACAGCCGGGTACCGAAACTGCCACCATAGGTATTTCCGAAACAGCATCCATCTTGGTTACCAGTTCAGCAGATGATTCAACAACGCTTTCTATTTCTGAAAGTACCGCTATCTTCGTTGCCCAGGATTCTAGTGACGGCATCACCATCGTCGCAGCCGATAGCAGTGCTCTTGCCAAGAATCTAGTGTCTACGGATATCAATTCCCTGGCACTATCTGAGAGTTCTGGCATCTATGTAACGCTGTCAACCCTGGACGAACTAAATGTTACGGCCAGCGAAAATACGGGAGGGAATAACACCACCCAGGCCTCAGATAGTTTGGCGATTGGTCTAGTTGATAATGGAGAGGTTGCCAACTATCCACCGGGTACCGACCTAGTAACCCTAGGCGTGTCAGAAACTTCTGCCGTGATGGTGTCTGGAGACGAACATAAGGCCGGTAGCGATAATGGAACGCTATCACTAAATGAAACTACCACCATTAACGTTAGTATCACCACTTCTGATTCATCACCAGTTGGGGTATCAGAGGCAACTACTGGACAGAATACTGTCACTTCTAGTGATGCTTCCGAGTTTGGAGTAATTGAGGCTAGAGATATTAACTCAGCGCTTATCAGAAGTGACGCGCTCACTCTGGGGCTGACGGATGAAAGTAGCGTGCAGGTCTTCGAAGAAGAGGAAGAGATTCCACCAGCCCGCCCGATAGACACTATCCTTAGTGTGAGTGCTAGTGACAACTTGGAAATTACCGTAACTGAAACAGTCTTTAATAGTGCTGGTCTCCAGATTGTTGTTTATCAAGAAGGCCAGTGGGTCGAAGGCCAGCCGGTGGTATTTAAGAATGGCGAATGGGTCGAATGTGACCTAGTTATCTATCGCAATGAAAATTGGCGCTAAGAAGTATTTGATGGTACACTGCTGCTATGGCTGACATTGTATATCCTGGCGATACTGCCGGTGGACCAATTAATTCAAGCGCAATGCCTAGCAACTGGGACTTGAAGATTTACGAAGGCGACGCTGTTCGCTTTACCGTCACGGTTACCGACGCCA